TGACCACCTTGGTGACCAACCCGCCCTATAAGTTGGCCGAGCAGTTCATCCAGCATGCGATTGACCTTGGTGTCAGGCACCATGCCTGGCTGTTGCGTCTCAGTTTTTTGGAGGGTGTTGGCCGGCACGAGCGGTTGTTTGCCAGCAACCCGCCGTCCAGGGTGCATGTGTTCAGCCAGCGTCTGACGATCTGGCGCGGCGATGGTGAGCCGACATCAACTGGCACAACGGCGTATGCGTGGTTTGTTTGGGATAAGGCGCTTGGCAGCTTGAAGCTGAAGCCTCGGATTAACTGGATAGTGTAGGTGTGACATGGACAGGCTAGAGTTATTGGAAGCCGCGATGATTGCGGTACAGCAGCGGGGTGATGAGTATGGCAGCCCCTGGCAGAACCACGAGCGGATCGCGGTCATGTGGACGGCGATCATGGGCGTTGAGTTTTCGCCGGAGCAGGTTGCGTTGTGTTTGGCGGCGATGAAGATTGCGCGTTTGTCCGAGAACGCCGATCATCAGGATAGCTGGGTTGACCTGGCTGGATATGCGGCGACAGGATCGGAGTGTTTGCATGAGCGACAAAAGACCAACGGTTAGGCAGCGGCGCGCTGACCTTGAGGCGCGTGAAGCGGAGCGCCGCGAGGCGGTGGTGCAGGAGCTAGAGGCCATTGCGTCTGGCGAGGCCACTGATGTTATTCAGTGGGATGCGATGGGCCAGGTGACGCTGACGCCGAGTGATCAGTTGCCGGCCAGGGCCAGGCGCAGTGTGAAGAAGGTGAAGGTCACGCCGAATCAGTTTGGCAATGTCATAGAGGTGGAGATGCACGACAAGCTGTCGGCGTTGCGGTTGTTGGCGAAGCATCGCGGCTTGTTGGAGCCTGACGCGAACAGCTCCAAGCCGAGTATGATAGGGATTAATATTACTGGGCCGAAGACTAGCATTGTGGAGATAGATGGCGATGGCGAGAGCAAGTAGGGCGACAGATCGGTCACCGCGCCGGCGCAAGGAGCCGACGACAGATGCGCTGGCTGGGTTGAACTTAGATTTTTCTGGCAGCCCGACTGTGTGGCAGTTTTTGAATGACGATAGTTTTGTGCGCGGTTTGATGGGGCCGGTTGGGTCGGGCAAGACTTTTGCGTCGCTGGCCGAGGTGATGTTGAGGGCAGTGAAGCAGGAGCCATCGCCGATCGACAATGTGCGTTATACGCGGTTTGCGGTGATCAGGAACAGCTACCCTGAGCTGCGGACGACGACGATCAAAACGTGGCAGGAGATCTTCCCTGAGAATGTTTGGGGGCCGATGCGCTGGTCGCCGCCTATCACGCACCATATCAAGTTGCCGCCGCGTGATGGTGCGGCTGGTGTTGACTGTGAGGTGATCTTTCTGGCGTTGGATCAGCCACGGGATGTGCGGAAACTCTTATCTTTGGAATTGACCGGGGGCTTCATAGATGAGGCTCGCGAACTCCCGAAAGCGGTGGTTGATGGTTTGACCAGCCGCGTGGGTCGTTACCCTACCAAGGCGAATGGCGGCTGTACCTGGCGCGGCGTTTGGATGTCCACCAACCCGATGGACAGTGATCACTGGTGGCCGGGCTTGGCTGAGAAGAACCCGATCAGGGGCAAGTACCCTTGGAAGTTTTACAAGCAGCCAGGCGGCGTCACAGAGGCGACAGCGGAGCATGAGGACAACATCTTTGCTGCCGGCAAGCACTGGGTTAACAACCCGCGCGCTGAGAACGTGAACAACCTGCCGCCTGGTTATTACGAGCAGCAGTTGGCTGGCAAGACGCTGGACTGGATTCAGTGCTATGCCGGCGCTCAGTATGTTTATGTGCAGGATGGCAAGCCTGTGTGGCCTGAGTTTAGCGACAGTGTGATGTCGGGCGATGTTGAGATTGAGCCAGGCTGGCCGGTGCATATTGGTTTGGACTTTGGTTTGACGCCTGCGGCTGTGTTTGGGCAGAAGATGCAGAACGGCAGGTGGCATGTGGTTCACGAGCTGGTGGCGTTCGACATGGGCCTGGAGCGGTTCTGTCATCACTTGGTGGCTGACTTGCAGCAGCACTTCCCCAAGTCGGATGTGTTGATCTGGGGCGACCCGGCTGGTGTAAAGCGTGATGAGATCTTTGAGGTGACGGCGTTTGAGCATATGCGGACGCTGGGCCTGCATGCCAGGCCGACCAGCTCGAATGATTTCATGGTGCGGCGTGAGGCCGGCGCTATGCCGATGAACCGGATGATTGACGGCAAGGCTGGCCTGGTTGTGTCGAACAAGTGTACGCGCACCCGCAAGTCTCTGGCCGGCGGCTATCACTTCAAGCGAATTGCTGTCGGGGCCGGCTACGAGCGGTTCCGCGACGCGCCGAATAAGAATGAACACAGCCACGTTGGCGATGCGTTTGGCTATTTGATGCTGGGTGCCGGCGAGGTGAGGGCGATCACGCGCAACAGCCAGTTCAGCAATCAGTTCAAGCAGCTCAAGGCCAACACAGACTTTAGTGTGTTCTGATGTATGTGAAGCATGCCGGCGTCACCCTGGTGCCGTTCCACTGGGGCCACGCCTACACGATGGATCTGCGGGAGCATGACGCGCGATATTTCAGATCTGTGCCTAACTTTCGCGACATGCTGCGCCAGTACCAGGAGACCGGCAACGCCAAGACCGCGATGGTGGGCGGCGAGATCGCCTGCTGTTTTGGTTATGTCGAGCTGTGGCAGGGCGTCGCCGAGATGTGGATGCTGACAACCAACCACATTGAAACCCATCCGGTTGCAATGACGCGGGGTGCATTGCGGTATATCAACCACATTGCAACCGAAGCTAAACTGAAGCGGTTGCAGATCACTGTTGATGTAACGCATGTGGTTGCAATGCGGTGGGCCGATGCGTTAAAGTTCAACCGTGAGGGCGTCCTGCGGCAGTATGGTGCTGACGGTGCCGACTACATGATGTTTGCGAGGTATTACTGATGGGCAGCTTGGTTCGCGTACCAACACCGCCGCCACCAGATCCAGAGGTGGTCGAGGCGCAGCAGAAGCAAGAGGCACGCCTTGATGAGCAGGAGCGCCGCAAGATGCAGGAGATTGCAGCGCGTCGCCGTGCGCGCATGATTGGCGGTCGCCGCTCGTTGCTGTCGCAAGAGCGAGAGAACGCCGAGATGGGCATCCAGGAAACGCTGGGAGGGTAGTATGCCAGGTCATTACGGTATGTCATTTGAGCGTGGGCGCGGCGGCTACAACCGCAGCTCCACACCTCGCCAGCGCGTTACCGATACGCCAAACACCAGGTCGCCTCGTGAGCGTGCAGCAGAGCGCAGCCGTACCAGGGATGACGGCACCAGAACCGCTAACCAGCAGAACGACAGTTCGGCAGCGGCAGCTATTGCAAACATCAGGGCGCGGGATGAGGCGAATCCTTTACGCGGCATGCCAAGTATTTTGTCGGGCATTGGCGCTGCTATGCGCGCTCAGATGGTCAAACTGTTGGAGCAAGGCGGCACACCTGTCTATGACCCCAGCGGTAGGATTGCCATCGGCGTTATGAAGGATGGCAAGTATTTTGGCAGGGACAGAAGCACCGGCAATCAAGGTGGCGGCGATGACGAGCGTCCAGCCCAGGCCGCTGGTACAACGCCTGGCACAACACCGCCGGCAGCACCGCCAGCGGATGAGCCGGCAGGCCCACCTGTCGTGCGCCGCTCCAAGCTGGCGCAGCAGATCGAAGAAGAGAACCGGCGGCGTCGCCTGGCCGGTTTGCGTAGGCTGGGGTCTCGCACCCTTCTGAGTGGCGACAGGTTCACGGCTGACACACTGGGAGTAGGATGATGCCAAAGGTAGTTTCCAAGGACGGCAAGACCCGCCACTTTGCGTACAGCAAGGCCGGCATGAAGGCGGCGAAAGAGTACGCGCGCCAGACTGGTGGTCGCATGACCAACGCCAGCATGAAGAGCAAGATGGCGAAGAAGAAGACATATGGCGCGTAAGTTTGCCAAGGTGCCGAAGGACAAGAAGTCCGGCATCCCGGCCAAGTACATTGCCGGCGCTAAGAACAAGGACAAGCGCCGCGCTGAGATCAAGCGCACCAGGCGCTTGTACAAGCGCGGCCTGTTGACGCCGGCAATGATGGACAAGATCAGCGAGGAGCGCAGCCGTGGCTAGTTTTTCAAACATCCCCGGTGCCAGCCGGTTCAGCAAGGACAAGCTCAACAAGGTCTATCGTAGGGGGTTGGGTGCATACTATTCCGCTGGTAGTAGACCCAAGGTCTCAGCCCACCAGTGGGCGATGGGTCGCGTAAAGTCCTTTGTCAGTGGCAAAGGCGGTGCGCGCAAGGCAGACGCGGATCTGCTGAAGGGGAAGAAGGATGGCTAAGACACCCGCCTGGCAGCGCAAGGCCGGCCAGAATCCATCTGGAGGATTGAACGCCAAGGGCAGGGCGTCTGCCAAGGCGCAAGGCATGAACCTGAAGAGGCCGGTGAAGAAGGGCGACAACCCGCGCCGCGCTAGCTTCCTGGCGCGCATGGGCAACATGCCTGGCCCGGAATACAAGGACGGCAAGCCTACGCGCCTGACCTTGTCGCTTCGCGCTTGGGGCGCTAGCTCCAAGGCCGATGCGCGCAGAAAGTCCAAGAACATCAGCAAAAGGAACGAAGCCAGTGCATAGTGTCGAGCAAATACTGAAGCGGCACGAGGCCGCGCAGCGTCGCAAGGATCACTGGCGGCAGATCTACGAGGACTGCTATGAGTTCGGTCTGCCACAGCGTAACCTGTATGATGGCTACTATGAGGGCGGCGGTTCGCCAGGCCAGAACAAGATGGTGCGCGTGTTCGACAGCACCGCCATCAATGCCGTGCAGCGATTTGCCAACCGCATCCAGTCGGGCTTGTTCCCGCCTTATGCCAACTGGTGCCGGCTGGAGCCGGGCGCTGAGATCCCAGAGGATCGCCGCATTGAGGCGCAGGCTGCGCTCGACATCTACGCTGAGAAGATGTTTTCGGTTCTGCGCCAGTCCAACTTTGACTTGGCGATGGGCGAGTTTCTGCTGGATCTGGCAGTCGGTACTGCCGTCATGCTGGTGCAGGACGGCGATGACATGACGCCGATCAGGTTCACCGCCGTGCCGCAGTACCTGGTCGCCATCGAAGAGGGCGCATATGGCAAGGTGGACAATGTCTACCGCCGCATGCGTATGAAGGGCGAGGCGATCACACAGCACTGGTCGGATGCCGAGCTGCCCGATCGCTTACAGCGCATGATCGAAGAGAAGCCGACCGAGGAGGTCGAGCTGCTGGAAGCCACGCTGTATGACATCCAGCGCGGTGATTACTGCTATCATGTCATCTGGCCTGCCGGCAAAAGCCAGCTCCTGATGCGGCGCATGAAGACATCGCCGTGGATTGTGGCGCGCTACATGAAGGTGGCCGGCGAGGTCTATGGGCGCGGCCCCCTGGTCACGGCTATCCCCGACATCAAGACATTGAACAAAACGCTGGAGCTGCTCCTGAAGAACGCCAGTCTGTCTATCGCCGGCGTCTACACGGCGGCAGACGATGGTGTGCTGAACCCGCAGACCATCCGCATCGCGCCGGGTGCCATCATTCCTGTGGCGCGCAACGGTGGTCCACAGGGCGAGAGCTTGCGGCAGATGCCGCGCTCTGGCGACTTCAACGTCAGCCAGATCGTGATCAACGACCTGCGCGTCAACATCAAGAAGATCCTGCTGGACGACACCCTGCCGCCTGACAATATGTCGGCCAGGTCTGCCACCGAGATCTCGGAAAGGATGCGTGAGCTGTCATCGAATCTGGGCAGCGCCTTTGGCCGTCTCATCACTGAGACGATGGTGCCGCTGATCTCGCGCATCCTGTACGTTATGGATGATCGCGGCCTGATTGAGATGCCGCTGAAGGTCAACGGCCTTGAGGTCAAGGTTGTGCCGATCAGCCCGATTGCCCAGGCGCAGAGTATGGGCGACATCCAGAAGATCATGCAGTGGGTCGAGATGTCCTCGGCGCTCGGCCCCGAAGGTCAGATGTCGGTCAAGACCGGCAACATCCCTGACTATGTGGCCGACAAGATGGGCATCCCCGCAGACCTGCGTACAACGCCGCAGGAGCGCCAGCAAATGATGGAACAGGCCGCAGCTATGATGCAGGCCCAGGCGCAGGCAGAGGCCCAGCAGGGGCCGGCAGAAGCGCCGCCGGAAGGAATGTAAGACATGACACCTGATGGATGGGAAGGTCTGCAACTCGCAGATCCTGAGATTGCAAGAAAACAGCAGGTAGACAAGGACGATGTAGATCGCCTGTACCTGCGCGTGTTCGGCAGTGATGATGGGCAGAAGCTGCTCACCCATCTGCGATCACTGACGATAGAGCAGCCGACCTGGTATCCCGGTGAGGATGCCAGCCACGGTTTTGCTCGTGAGGGCCAGAACAGTCTGGTTCGCGAAATCGAGCGGCGTATGCAAAGGGCAAGAGAACTATGAACGACGAAACTGAGGGGCTGCTGGCCGATGCTCAACCACAGAGCGACGACAACCAGCAGCAAGCCGAAGAGCAGTCTATTTCACACCTGCAACCAGACACCGAGCCATCGCTTGACGATGTCACACTGGCGACAGAGGATGACGAGATCACCTTTGAAAGGCCGGAGTGGTATCCCGACAAGTTCTGGGATGAGAGTGATGGGCCGGATCTTGAGAACCTGGTCAAGAGCTACAACGAGCTTCAGAAGGCTTTCTCGCAAGGCCAGCATAAGGTGCCGGATGAGTATGATCAGTCTATCTTTACACAGGCTGGCATTCCAGAGGACGATGAGCTGTATGCGACGTACCGTGACTGGGCCTCGCGCAATGGCGTCAGCCAGGCAGCGTTCAACGAGCTGGCTGGCAAGTTTATTGAGATGGCCGGCGCAGAGAATGAGCAAGCTGCTATCTCGCACAAAGAAGAGTACGAGAAGCTAGGCCCGAATGCCGATGCCACCATCAAGTCGATGACTACCTGGGCGCAGAGCCTGGTCAACAAAGGCGTGTGGGGGCAGGATGATTTTGAGGAGTTCAAGATCATGGGCGGCACAGCGCAAGGCTTGCGCGCCTTGCAGAAGGTGCGGAGCTACTATGGCGACAGGCCTATCCCTGTCGATGTCGGGCCGGTAGAGGGCGCGCCATCGAAAGAGGAGCTGCTGGCTATGGTCGGCAAGCCTGAGTACAAGAGTGACCCAGCGTTCCGCGCGAAGGTCGAGAAGGCTTTCGAACAAGTTTACGGCACTGAAGACTACACACCAATGTGATGAAGAAGCGGGGGCGTTTACAGCTCCCGCTTTTTTTCATATAATTCGCGTGACAGACAATCGTCTTCGACCTGTCAGACCCGCTTGGGGGCGTAGCGTTTATGCCCAAGCCGCAGCCCGAAAGGACACCTGCTAGGCGCAATCAGTGTTAACTTTTGTATAGGAGTGAGAAATGGCTGTAGGCATTTCTTCCGCTTTCGTACAACTGTTCGATGCCGAGGTGAAGCAGGCATATCAGGGCGCACGCGCTCTTGCCGGCGTAACTCGTGAGCGGACAAACGTCGAAGGCAACCAGGTGAAGTTCCCGAAGATCGGGAAAGGCACCGCAACTGTTCGCGTACCGCAGACCGATGTGACACCGCTGAACGTGACCTATTCGCAGGTCACCGCCACGATGTCCGACTACATCGCTGCCGAGTATTCGGATATCTTCCAGCAGTCCAAAGTCAACTTCGACGAGCGCCAGGAGCTGGTGCAGGTCGTGGGTGGCGCTATTGGTCGCCGCATGGATCAGCTCGTCATTGATGCGCTGAACGCTGCGTCGTCGCCTTCTACCGTTGCAACCTCGGTTGGCGGTGCAGGCACCAATATGAACCTTGCCAAGCTGCTTGCAGCTAAGAAGGCTCTGGACACCAAGAACGTGCCGGCAGAGGGCCGTTGCATGCTTATCCATGCAAATGGTCTGTCCGCGCTTCTCGACGAGACTGAGCTGACATCGAGCGATTTTGCCACGGTCAAGGCTCTTTCTACGGGCCAGCTGGACACGTACCTCGGCTTCAAGTTCATCACCCTGGGTGACCGTGATGAGGGTGGCCTGCCGCTCCCATCGACCCGCACTTGCTTCGCGTTCCATCGCGACGCAGTCGGCCTGGGCATCAGCATGAACCAGCGGAGTGAGATCAACTATGTTGCTGAGAAGACCTCGTTCCTTGTGTCTTCGATGTTCTCGGCGGGAGCCGTTGCCATCGATGACGATGGTATCGTGAAGATCTCGGCGACTGAGTAGAGAGGAGACTGATCAATGGCTTATGCAGCAGCAGGCTTTAACGTGATCGGTGCCGCCAAGTCCGGCAATGCTCCGAGCATGTACACCTACACCTCGGCTGACGCTATCGCGACGGTGAACACCAGCGGGTATTTCAACGACCTGTCTGACACCCTGGCGGTAGGCGATGTCATCTTTGTTCATGATTCGGCTACGCCGACCATGTCCATCGTGATGGTCGCATCGAACAGCTCTGGCGTTGTCGATGTCACTGACGGCACCACCGTCGCCATGACCGACACCGACTAAACTGGTGGGGCCGGTTCGCCGGCCCCCCTTCTCTTTCATGGAGTGGCGCTATGGCGGCTGGTGATACCAAACTATCTATCGTTTCAGATGCGCTGATCATGCTGGGGGCTAGCCCCCTTTCGTCGTTTGCGGACGGCACAGACGAGGCCCAGGTCGGCGACCGCCTCTATGACGATGTCCGCGACACCATTCTGATGCAGTACCCATTTAGCTGGACGCTGAAGAAGGTGAAGCTGGCGCGGCTTGTCGATGCGCCGATCAATGAATGGAGATACAACTATCAGTTCCCCGGCGACATGCTGGGCAACCCACGCGCTGTGTTCAACACCAACGCGGTTGGCGCTAACCCTGTGCGCGACTTTGAGATCTACTCTGGCGGTTTGTTTACGAACCTGGAGGAGGTCTACATTGACTACCAGTTCCGGCCAGAGCCGGCCATCTTCCCGCCTTATTTCGTGCGCCTGCTGAAGACAGCCCTGGCCGCTGAGTTCGCGGAGCCGATCACCGACCAGATCACCAAGGCTGAGTATTATCATGGCAAGGCTTACGGTTCGCCGGCAGAGAACATGCGCGGCGGTCTGATGCGTGTTGCCATCAACATCGACGGCGCAAGCCAGCCATCGCAAAACATCCAAGAGTTTCCGATTGCAGACATAAGGTACTAGAATGAGCCGCATCATTCAGATCCAGAATGACTTCACCAGCGGTGAGCTAGACCCGAAGCTGCGCGCCAGGACAGACATCTCCCAATATAAGTCTGGCCTGACCACAGCGCGCAATGTCAGCATCCAGCCGCAGGGCGGTGCCAAGCGCCGTGATGGCACCAAGTACGTTGCCACGCTGGACAGCGGCGCAGCCAATGCTGTGCGGATGGTCAGCTTTGAGTTCAGCATCAGCGACAGCTACATGCTGGTCTTCACGCCAGGCAAGATGTATGTGTTCAAGGATGGCGCGCTAATTACCAACATCAATGGCAGTGGCAATGACTTCCTGGCTGTGGCCAGCCTGACCGCCGCTATTCTGCCTGAGATGAATTGGGTGCAGTCTGCCGACACTGTCATTGTGGTGCATGAAGACCTGGCTCCGACCAAGATTGTGCGCGGCGCTAGCGACAGCTCTTGGACTGCCAGCACCATCGCCTTTGACCACATCCCGAAATATCAGTTTGAGCTGGATGTTCACAGCCCACAGTTTACGATCACGCCATCTGCGGTCAGCGGGAATGTTACAATCACTGCGTCGTCTGTTACGACAGACACAGGCACAGCCCAAGCCGGTGGTGCCAGCACTATCACGCTGAAATCAGCTAGCTCATTTACGGCTGATGACCAGCCCAACGGCATGTATATAGAGTTGACCAGCGGCACTGGCTCTGGTCAGAAGCGTCACATTGAAGACTATGTTGGGTCAACCAAGGTCGCGACAGTCAACACTGCGTGGGATACGCAACCGGACAATACAACGCATTATGCCATCAAGGCATTCAATTCTGCGGCGGTAGGTGACTACGCTGTTGTTGATAATGGATTCGGGCGCGCGCGCTATGTAGACTTTGTTAGTGACACGGTGATGAAGGCTTTTGTCGAGGTGCCGTTCTTTGACACTAGCGGCATTGTGGCTGGCGACTGGAACAGCGAACACGGCTACGAGGATGTGTGGTCTTCCACGCGCGGCTATCCACGCAGTGTGACCTTCCATGAGGGCCGGCTGTTCTTTGGCGGCACCAAGAGCCGGCCATCGACATTGTTTGGTTCGCGCGTCTCTGACTTCTTCAACTTCAATCCAGGCGAGGCATTGGCTGATGACGGCGTCGAGGCAACGCTAGACACCGGCACCTTCAATGCCATCATCGACATCTTCTCAGGGCGCAACTTGCAGGTCTTCACCAGTGGCGCTGAGTTCTTCGTGCCGCAGACACTGGATGAGCCGATCACGCCCAGCAATCTGATCGTGAAGCAGCAGACTGCATTCGGCATGAAGCCTGGCATTCGCTTGCAGAACGTGGACGGCTCGACACTGTTCATTCAGCGCCAGGGCAAGTCGCTGCAAGAGTTCGTGTTTGACGACAGCGTTCAGGCGTACACCTCGGCCAAGATCTCGCTGTTGTCATCGCACCTGCTCAAGTCTCCAGAGGAGATGGCAGTGCGCGTGTCCACATCGACAGACGAGGGCGACCGCCTGCTGATCGTCAACGGCACAGACGGCAGCATTGCTTGTTACACTTTGCTACGCAGCCAGAACGTGATCGCGCCATCTGAGTGGACTACCGATGGCGAGTTCCTCAACATTGGCGTCGATGTCGATGACATCTATGTGGTGGTCAAGCGCACGATCAATAGTGCCGCTGCGTACTATGTGGAGCTGTTTGACGACACCGTGCTGCTGGACAGCGCCAAGACTGGCGGCGCTGCCAGCTCTGTGACGATGGCGCACCTGAACGGTGAGAGCGTCAAGATCATACGCGACGGCGTCGTGGAGCCTGACCAGACTGTGGGCGCGTCGCCGCACACTGTCACGTTTGCCACAGCGGCCACTAGCAGCCACCAGGTGGGCCTCAACTTCACGCCGGAGATCAAGACCCTGCCGGTGGAGCCAAACCTGCCCAGCGGGTCTCTGAAGGGCTTTAAGAAGCGAATCTTTGAAGTCAACGCCGAGCTGTTCGAGACACAGGCGCTGACGATCAACGGCAAGCTGGTGCCGTTCAGAAACTTTGGTGCAAGCGTCCTGGACAGCTCTGTGGAGGAGTTCACAGGCATCAAGACGCAGAACGGCATTCTGGGTTATACTTATGAGGGGCAGGTCACGATCGGGCAAACGGTGCCGCTGAAGATGACGCTGCTGGGTATCGACTACAAGGTGAGCGCGGGACAGTAACATGAGCATGTACGCAATAGCAGGCATTCAAGCCTTTGCGGCGCTGAAAGCGGCGCAGGCACAAGCGCGTGGCCTTGCAGCCCAGGCGACGTACCAGCGTGTGCAGGCGAAGACTGATTCGCTGAAGTACAAAGCGCAAGGCATCAAGGTGCTGGACAACATCCTGGCAACTGACGCTGCCATTGTGGCCAGAGCTGGTGCCGGCGGCATCGACCCATTGAGCGGCAGCGCAAAGACGCTGAGAACATTTGCGATGGCCAAGGGCGCTGAAGAGAAGTACCTGTCTGACGAGGGCGCGTTGATCGCGCTGCGTACAGGCATGGCGCAGGCAGATCAGTATGAGGCCCAGGCCAGCGCCACTATGATGTCTGGCATCTTCAATGCTGCTGCTGCATTTGGTCAGGCGTATGCGTTCAACAAATCACTAGGTGCGGCCCCGAAGACACCGCTAGAGCCTAGCCTGCAAACAACGGTCACAAGCTAATGGCAGAGCTACCAAGATACAGACCACTGGGCGCTTCGATACCGTCCATCCCCACTGTTGATTTCACAGCAACAGGCAGGGCGCAGGCCGGCGTCTTTGAGAGTGTATCGCGTGGCCTGGATGTCATGTCGCGCTATGTGGCATCGCAAGCAGAGGCGCGCACCAAGCTAGAGGCCGCACAGTGGGCCTATGACCGCGACCTGACGGCAGAGCAGCTCACAGCGGCGCTGGAGAGCGGACAGTCTGTTGATCAGATCCTGGGCGACCCTACGACTGTTTTTGGATCTGTGTCGATTGCCACAACCGCAGACAAGCTGAGTTCGGATCTGACCGCTGATGCCAGGATGAGGCTGGCAGATCTGAGCGCCAGGATTGATGGCGGCGAAGATCTGGACATCAACTCAGAGATGGCAGAAATCAACAGCCTGTCGGCTGGCTATGCAGATTTGCTCTCGACGCTTGACCCCAAGGTGGCCAGCTCGTTCAGCGCCAGTGTGGCTACACTGTCTGCGCCGGTGTACCAGAAGGGGCTGGAGCGCCAGATGAAGCTGGCTCAGTCAGTGAAGATGGCTAGCGCTGAAGCAACAATGGCTGCTTTGCCTGGGATTCTTGAAGACTACTTTGAGACAGACAAGGGCAGCGTTGTGATTGGCAGCGACATGCTAGTCAGTGAAGGCCAGGCCGCAACAGCTATTGAGGCTGTGTCTAAGGAGCTGCTAAGGACAAACGACGCTGCGTTCTTTACAGAGCAGACCGGCAAGTTCCCAGAGATGATTGCTACTGCCAAGATTAACGTCTTGTCTAACTATGCAGTAGAGCTGTCGGCAGAAAAGCGCATGTCGGCGCTGCGTACTGGAAACTTTGGTGAAAAGACTGCACTGTTCAACACCCTGACTGATGAGCAGAAGATCACGCTTCGCAAGCAGGTGCGTGATGAGATTGCAGCGCGGCAGATTGCAGATGATCAAAAGCGCAAAAACAATGTCCTGGTGGCGAAACAAGACACCGTCGGCGATGTGCTTGATTTTATCAACGCGCCTAGTGGCAGCGATGATGAAAAAAAATCAATCGCAGCCCTCGCCGCAACCGCTACCTTGTACCCAGAAGTGATTGATGGCCAGGGCATCATTGCGTTGACTAAGACAAAGCGAGAGATCAACGAGCCTGGCTACTATGAGCCTGAGAACCCGACTGGCGTGTTTGCTCTACGCACAATGATTGCTCAAGGTCAGATCACAGACCACCTTACTCTTTTTGCTGAAGGCAAAAAACTTGATGTCGGGCCAAAACAGATCTTGTCGCTGGCACCAAGGCTTGAAGCTGCTAACAAGGAAGAGTTTTCCAAGGTTGAGGCAGAAGCGCGCCGCCACACTGGTCTTGTTACTGGCATGATCAATGTCGGAGAGAAGAAGGCCCAAGCCGTCAATAGCTTCATCTCCAATGTTGATAGAAGATACAATTCTGCGCTGTCAGAGTGGGAAGATGGCGGCAGGACTGGTGATCGTCCAGTCAGGTCTGTCATTGCGCGTGACTACAGGCTGGAGCTGGCTAGCAGCGAGTACCAAAAAAACATCGATCGCTTGCTAACCAATTTGCTGGACAGATACCCTGCTCTTGATATTGACGAGTATACGCCCATCGAAGAGATCATCGACGACCAGGCCGCACTTGGCTTGCTAGATCCTGATATTGAGTACATCAGGAAGCAGTTGTTGTTGATTGGACGCAACCAAGAACGGCGGGATGAATTGCTGTGAGCGGCTTTCTTGAAGACATAGTGACAGATGAGATTGTTCAGATGTACAACCAGCAAGCCGATCAGAATGCGTTTCTGAAGGCTGATGTGGCTGTGCAAGATGCTATGCAGGCGGCAGAGCAGTCTGGCATGGCCATTGCTGCCGGCCCTATGGATGAGAGCTATTCGCCGCCGCCCAGCAAGCCGAAGTACACTGAAGATCAGCTCACCATGATGCCTGACTGGATTGAGGTATCGAAGCGTATGTACCGCGTCATGGAGGGCTATGAGTTCATTGGCTCTGACAAGCAGGCGGCTGCATACGGCCTTGATCTTATGTCTGAGTTCAACTGGAACGTGACAGGGCCGGCAGGCTTTCCTGGTGATGCCGGCATCAGCTCACCTGGCATGATCGGCCAGGTATGGAACATCGTGAACAGTGGCGGCTACACAGATCTGGATGGCAACCTGGTCACCAGAGAGAACAACGCCAACGACTTTCTGTTCATGCTGAACACATACGCTGACACCAAGACAGAAGGCGCAACGATCAAGCGGTCACTGCGCGCACTGTTCGGTGCGCCAGAGACCTATGGCAGCATTGGTGGTGGCCTGGCTGCGCCGTTCATCAAAGGCGCTGCCATGAAGACCAGCAGCATGACAGCGCGGCAGATGCTGATGCTGGCGGCAAAGACTGCCGGCTACACGACGCAGCTTGCCAAGCGCAAGCCTGCCACATCTGGCGCTGTTGCCGGCATTGCATATGCAGATATGTATGAAGGTGGTCAGATGATCTTAGAGACTGCCGCTGGTGCGCCGCCGAGCCTTCAAGAGGCTGTGACCAGGGCGTTGACCACCACCGCTGCTGGTGCAGCTATTGGCGGCACTCTGGGCAAGCTGCTTGGCAGCACTGCTGAAGAGGTCGGCCCTGCTGTGCGCGAGGGCGTTGTATCTGCCGGCGAGGCCGCAGAGGCGCGCATGGCAGAGCGTGGGCCGCTTGCCAGCCGTGTCATGTCTGGCGTAGATCCGATGGAGGTGATTGACCCAGCACTGGCTGCCGCCGGCAAGATGGCCAAGGGTGCAGACCCTGTGTTTACGCCAAGGGCAGAGGCTGATGCGCCAGTCATTGGTGTGCCTGGCAAGTATACGGTCAACAACCCTGCTTATGAGCCGGTGCAGCTTGCGCGTAAAAACGAGATGTTCGTCGCGGCGAAGATGACGCCCAATAATTTTGAAGCGCAAACTGTTAGGCTTGATGAAATATCTAACGAGTTCCCTGACCCGCTAGCATCGACGCAGGGCTATGTGGACATGATGTCAAAAACGCTCAACCGGCAAGATGTGCCGGCACCGCCTGTCTGGATGATTGAGCATGCCAACGATATGAACAAATGGTCTGATTGGTTCAAGCAACTAACACCAGATCAGATCAAAGCTGCCAACGAGGGTTTGGCTGTTCAGACTAGATTTAGAGATGCTTATGCGGCAGGAGCTGGCCCAGAGCTGACAGGTCAGCTTATGTTGTGGTCAATCTTGTCCCGCATGCTGTCTGCGTTCCCGCATGAGAGCGGATACAAAGATCTGGCTGAGAAAGCCATGCCATTCATCAAGAAGGCGGCAGATGGCCAGTGGTCTGATGCAGACACAACCGCCTGGCTTGATATGGTCAAAACGACAATCCCTGCCGGCAGCCCTGGAAGATCTGCAACATCTAATGCCAATGCGTTTGGCAAAACATTCTTGCCTAAGATGGCTGTTGCCGATGCGTCGGGCAAAACTGCTTTGGTCAGGTTGCACGAGATGATTGCAAACCCTGAAATGTCTAGCCGCGAAATCCGACGCGCATACTACGGCCTGGCAGAGGACACCGGCATCAAGAACAAGATCCTGTCCTTTGCGCTGCTAGTGTCAGGCCGCAACGATGTTGTGGTTCTTGACCGAATCCAGATCAACCAGATGTGGGGCGGTGGTGAGAAGATTTATGACGACATCATGCAGCAGTTCGACACATCACAAGGTCTGGCCCAGTATGAGGCGCTGGAGCGGTCGCTGATGAGCCGAGTGCCAGAGCTGTACAAGATGGCAGGACGCACAGAGCCTGGCACAGTAGGCCGATATCACTGGGAGAGCTGGGTCAGATCGTCCGGCCAAGTTGTGTCACATCCAACCTTGGAAACTATTGTTAGAACATCTGCTGGTGAGCAAGCTCCTGTTGCCGGCGTTCCTGTAATGGAAGGAAGATTCCATCAGAAACTTTCAGGCGCTAAATATGAAAAACTACCAGATGGATCTTTTAGATATATCTATGAAACCAGTGATGGCACCCCTTACTCATTCACAAAAGATGAGTTGAATGCTACTTTGGACAAAGCACTTGCCAAAAACTCTGAGGTAATCCCGCCTGATTTCCCAAGGACAAAAGCAGGCAAAGGATCTGTAGAGCCTTTCGAGGGTGGCAGCATACCGTGGTACGAATTTAAAGGAGTGAACCGTGGAAAACTCGACGAACTCATCCGAGCCGCAGGAACAAAAATCGAATGATGTGATGGCGCTGGTAGCGGCGCTGTACGACAGCCGTGAGAAGATGCCCATGCAGGCAGAGCCTGACGAGGTAGACCAGGCAGAAGGATAGGCAATGTCCATTGTTTCTAAAACAGCCAGAGGCATAACTGGTCAGCTCATTGAGCCGCTGACCAAGCCTGGTGCGCGGGTTTCGCCGCGTAGCAAAAGGGTTGAAAAGATTGACCCGCCTGTTGTGGAAGAAATGCCGCTTGGCCCTCGCATCGACCTAGTGCCAGGGCCAGAGGTGACACCGCCACCACAGCCGGTGGCACCTGAGCCTGTCACAGAGGCAGAGGTTGATGCGCGCATCACCGCTACCGAAGCAGAGATCGGCACAGCGCGTGAGGTGCCGTCGCCATCGCGCGCACAGAAGGAAGCCGGCATTGCTGAAGGGCCGGTCAACACCACCTTCTATGACAGCGACACGCTAGCCGCCACAGTGCAGGCTGCCGCCAAGGTCGCTGACCAGGAGGGTGTGGCGGCCAACAAGCCTATGACGGTGGCGCAGATCTATCAGCGCGCAATGGATGCCGGCATACCCAAAGAGAATCTAGACGGCATATTTGCTGGCACAGAAATGACCACTGCTGTGGGCGGCAGCCAACTGGCCGAATACATGGCCGGCCTGATGGTGCTGCACGATGTCAGTGCCGGCAAGGTCGATGATCTGATGCGTTTAGCAGCGCGCGGTGAGCTGGATGATGCCGGCAAGTTAGAGCTGCGTGAGGCTATCGCGCAGCACGATGTCATTCTGACCGAGCTGTCTGGTGCCAAGACAGATGTCGCCAGGGCGATGAATGTCTTTAAGAACACCAAAGACCGTGGCAGCGATCTCAGCATCAATGAGGTGCGCGCTGCTCTGGATGCGCTCGGTGGTGATGAGCAACTCCGCTATCTGGCAGAGGCATACAACAGCACCAACAGTGTTGCCGCCAGAAACGCTTTGCTGCGTAACAGCGTCAAGCGCAAAACATATGAATCTGTGGTGTACATGGCGCAGTCGGTCATGCTGAATGACCCTGTGACGCACACCTACAACGCCGCTGGCAACGCTCTGATGCAGTTCCTGGATGTGCCGGAGCGCATGTTTGCTGTGGCCATGTCACCATTGCGTCAGCGCCTAGAGGCTTTGGTGGGCAAAGCTAACCCAGATCAATACTACGCCGCCGATATCTATGCGCGCCTGTCTGGCCTGCGTAACGGTATCATTGATGGCATCACGATGATGGGCCGCAAGTTTATGGGTGGTGGTGCAGCCAAGGATGCGCCGCGTGACCCGCTGCGTACAGAGTACTGGGCAGGCGCGGCGTACAAAATACCGTTCACCAAGAAGATTCGCGAGTTCCCAGACCTGACCGCCACGCCTTTGGGCAGGGCATTCAACATGATGGGCCTAGTGTACTCTGTGCCGTTCAGGGCGCTTGGCGCTGCTGATGAGTTCTTTGCTGGCATCTCGCAGCGTGTGCAATTGCATGAAGAAGCTGCCAGGCTTGGTGGCAGAGTGTTTGACGAGACGTTTGCGGATTTGATTGCTAGAGGCGCAGAAGAAAAGACTGCGTATATGCAAGCTGTAGAGGCCGGCCAACGAGCTGTGCAGAAGCTGCTGACCGAAAGGCCGGATGAGGTCGAGGCGTCTATCCAGGCATGGCGCAAACAATCCACATTGCAGGATGACCTAGACAAAGAGCTGCCAATGGCTAGCGTCTATGGCGGCGCAAACAAGTTGATGAACCAGTGGTTTCTCAAGCCGCTTGCGCCGTTCTCCAAAACGCTGACCAACATCGCCAATGAGGGCATGGCTAGGATGGGGCCAGCAGCATTGCTGTCGCCACGCTTCTGGAGTGACTGGCAAAAGGGTGGCCGGCATCGTGACTTGGCTCTCAGCCGCATGGCTTTGGGTGGTATCATGCTATATGCCGGCTACGATCTAGCAGGGCGTGGCCGCATCACTGGCGCTGGGCCGGCAGACACTGGCCAGCGTAATGACTTGAAGGCTAGGGGCTGGCAGGAGTTCGGACTGCGTATTGGCAAAGACGAGATCACGGCTGAGAACGTCAAGCGTCTAAACGATCTAATCCCTGGCGGGATTGTTGAAGGCACAGGTGAAGATTTTGGAGATAGCTACTATATCCCGCTGAACAGGCTAGAGCCGGCCAACATGCCGTTCCTGATTGGTGCGGCTATTGCTGATGCCACAAAGTACAAAGAGTACGATCCCGACAACACCATGTTTGACATTGCGTTCAGCGCCGGCATGGCGGGTGTGTCTGAGTTCGCAACATCAATCCCAAGCATGCAGACATTTTCTGAGCTGATGTCGATTGCTGGCCACAGGCAAACTGATGGCGGCGACAGGCTGGTGGCTATCCTAAACGCCATCCAAAAGCGATACACGAGTTTCTACATCTCTGGTACGCCAGTGGTTGGCATGAGCAATAGCACACTGGTGGCGCGTCTTGAGAGGGCTATTGACCCAACCATCAGCAATGTCGGCGTCGGTGAAGACTACCCTGATGCGCTTGTCGGCTTTGGTGAGGCTATGCGCCGGTGGCGCTCTCGCATCCCCATCTATTCGCGTGGCGTTCTGCCCAAGCTAAATGACTGGGGCGACGAGATTGGCACCAACCAGGCCACAGCTTGGCAGCCGCTGGCCATCACCTATGGTCAGACTGACGAGGTGCTAGAGTTCCTGGATGCGATACAGCACAACATGCCGCAAGCGCCTCGCGCACTTGAGGGCATCAGGCTGCCGCCAGAGGTCGAGAACAGATTCAAGGAGCTGTATGGCAAGGTCATCACGATTGATGGCATGGATCTGAAAGAGAACATCAAGGTCACTATGTCAGAGATGATGGATGATTACGAGATGAGCGGCGAAGAGTTCCCGATCGGCCAAGCGCGCGCCATCGTGAACAACATTGTGGGCCAGTACCGCAAGCTGGCAATGCTGCGTATGTTCGGCGCTTTGGAAGAAGACCCGCTGGTCGAGGGCGCATACGAGTATTCGCTAGTGCCGGAGGATATGTCGTCATATGGACTTGATGACGACAAGATTGAGTTCCCTGCGTTTGCAGAGAAACTGGCAGCCGCCAAGAACAAGAAGAAGTTTCCGCGCCTCAGTGCGGCACCGGAGGCCAGCTTACAAAGTTTGGTAAAATGAGGTACAATGCGCCACAAAGGATGATGTGCAATGGCTGACTACAATATCAATGCAGTGACGCGCCGCGTCGTCTTCACCGGATCTGCCGGCTTGGGGCCGTATGCCTTCACCTTCGAGATCCTGGATGATGACGACCTGGCGGTGTACTTCAACACCACCAAGCTAACCAAGACCACAGACTACACGGTGACAATCAACGCCAACGGCACTGGATCTGTCAGCGTTATCGTGAACGTGGGCGGCAACATCCCTGCAACACCTGACGCCAACGACACCATCATCATCCTGGGTGCGCGTGACATTGAGCGCGTCACCGACTTTGTGACTGCCGGCGACCTGCTGGCGTCCAGCCTGAATCAGCAGCTCGACAGCCTGACCATCTTTGACCAGCAGGTGGCAGAGGAGCAGAAGCGCAGCCTGCAAGCGCCTGTCTTTGATCCGGCGCATGTGGATGATGGTGGCACCCTGGACATGACACTGCCAGCCAAGGCATCGCGCCTCAACAAGGTGCTGCAATTCAACGCG